CATGGGTGATCCGATAACGACCGCCGCGCTGAGCTATGTGGGATACAAAGCGATGAAGGCTCCCGACCCGCCCACACCCGAGAAGCCGCCGCCCCTGGTTGATGAGACGGCGGCCGCGATCATCCAAGGGTTGCAATCGAGGCGGCGCCGTGCGGCAGCGGCCGGTCTGGGGGGTTCATCCACGGTGCTGACGGGCGCGCTGGGCGCGGCGGGGTCGGCACCGACCCAAGGAAAGACGCTCCTTGGCCTCTGACCTCACCTGGCGGCGCAAGGACGACGAGCTCGTCACGCAGCTCAAGAACGAGCGATCGACCTTCGATCCCCACTGGCGCGATCTGGCCGACTACGTCCTCCCGCGGCGCATCCAACTCAGCCTCACCGATACCAACAAGGGCGACAAGCGCAATCAGAAGATCATCGACAATACGGCGACGCTCGCGGCGCGCACGCTCATGTCGGGCATGACGGCCGGCATCACCTCACCCGCGCGGCCCTGGTTTCGCTTGACGACACCCGATCCCGATCTCGCCGAGTTCGGCCCGGTGAAAGTGTGGCTGGAAGTCGTGCGGCAGCGGATGACCACGGTGTTCCTCAGGAGCAATCTCTACAACGCGCTGCCAACGCTCTACCGCGATCAGGGCGTGTTCGGTACCGCAGCGATGGCGGTCATGGAGGATATGGACGATGGGATTCGCTGCTATCCGTTCACTCTGGGGGCGTACTGGTTGGCGCTGAACGATCGGCTCGTGGTCAATACTGCGGTCCGGGAGATGCGGTTGACCGTGCGCCAGGTCGTGCAGTGGTGGGTGCGGAAGCCGGACGGGTCGTTCGACTGGTCGAGCGCAAGCGACACGCTCAAGAATCTCTGGGACACCAACAAGCTGATGGCCCCGGTCGACGTGCTCCATGTCGTGACAGAGAACGATCAGCGCGACCCTGCACGGCTCGGGCCTGCCCACAAGGCCTTTCGCTCCTGCTACTACGAATTGGCCGCCAGCCAGGACAAGGCGCTCTCAGTCTCCGGCTTTGACGCGTTCCCCGTGCTGGCCCCGCGGTGGGATGTGTCGGGGACTGATGTGTACGGCACGAGCTGCCCGGGCATGGACACCTTGGGAGACATCAAGGCCCTCCAGGCTATGACGCGGCGCAAGGCGGAGTCGGTCGAAAAGATGAACCGGCCGCCGATGGTGGCGCCGACCAGTCTCAAGAATGCCACGGTTGGGCTACTGCCTGGCTATGTCACCTTCGAAGACTCCCGCGAAGGCCAGCGTGGCCTCCGCCCCGCCTATGAAGTCAAGCCGGACATCCAAGGCCTCGTGCTCGATATCCAGGAACACCAGTTCCGGATCAAGCGCGGCTTTTTTGAGGACTTGTTCCTCATGCTGGCGACCTCTCCAGCCACGAAGAACATGACGGCCCGGGAAGTGGCGGAGCGGCACGAAGAAAAGCTGTTGATGATCGGGCCGACGCTGGAGCGCGAGAACGACGAATTGCTCGATCCGTTGGTGGACCTCGTGTTCGGCTACATGGCCCGCCGTGGGGAGATTTCGCCCGCGCCGGATGAGATTCAGGGCCTTCCGCTCAAGGTCGAGTACGTCTCGATCATGGCGCAAGCGCAGAAGCTCGTCGGGCTGTCCGGCCTCGAGCGCTTCTCGGGCTATGCGGGCCAGTTGATCGCGGTCAAACCGGATGTCCAAGACAAGATCGACTTCGACCAAGCCATCGACGAGTACGCCGAGATGACGGGCGTGCCCCCGCAGATCGTGCGGGCGGATGATGCCGTGGCCGCGATTCGCGATGAACGGACACGCCAGCAAGCCGAAGCGGCCCAGCTTGCGAAGATGCAGGCGATGGCCGAGGGAGCCAGGACGCTGAGCGAGACGACGATGGACGCACCGAATGCGCTGACCGCCCTGACAGGAGCGGTGCCATGAGTGAGAACGGACATGGGGCGGACGTGGTGCGTGGGGCCGAGACGGTGCAGGCCAAGATCACGATCCGGCTGTTTGCCAACGGCCACATGCAGATCGACTATCCGGCGAATCCCGCGATCGCGCTGTGGATGCTCGAGCTGGCGAAAGATGAGGTCAAGGCGAAGGCCAAGCCGCCCTCGGTGATCGACCGGGTATGACCACGATGACCAAGGGCGCATCGAACCGACTCGCAGAGGGGGGCACCACATGAGCACCGTCTCAAAATCGTTTACCGCGGTGGGCGCAGGTGGTGAGTTTCTGTTGCGTCCTGGCGAGAGCATGGATTACTCCGTGTCCGGCACGTTCGTCGGCACCGTCGTGCTCGAGCGAACACGCACTGCGCTGCAATCGTTCGACGCGATCGTGACCGCGACCGCCGCCGCGAGCGGCACGGTGAAAAATGAAGGCCCCAGCGCAGAGCATTATCGATTCCGATGCTCGGCGTACACCAGCGGCACGATCGTCACCGCGCTGGCCGATGCGGATCTCGCCGCCAAGAAACGGATCGTTACTGGATACGCGAAAGCCGGCGCGACCGCCGGTTGGTCGGTCGGCGGCGGTGCGGTGAATACCGGACTGCTCGCGACGCTCCCGGCCTCACAAACCGGCAGCACGCTGGTGGTGCCGATCAGCGGGTTGACCCCTGGCGAGCGTCTCGTCGGATTCAGTCTGACTGGGCAGATCGAAAGCGCCGGTGGCGCCGTGACGGTCGATGCGGACCTCCGCAAGCACACCGCGGCGGCGGCCGATGTGGCCGATGCCTCGGTGGGCGCGATCACGCAGCTGGCCGTGACGGCGGACACGATCCTATCGAAAGCGAACACGCGCAAGGGCGCGCTTGATGAGATCGTCGCCGAAGACGAAACGTTCTACGTGCTGCTCACCGCCACGACGGCCGCAGCAACCGATATCGCACTGCAAGGCGTGACGGTGGAGGTCATGCCTGCGTGAGCAATGTGATGCACAACGCCGCCGATCCGAAGGCGGTCAAGGAGCGCGCCCGGGCCGAGAAGCAGCAGCAGGAAGAAGCACAGGCCGATCTGCGACGGTTGCTGGCCGAGCCGTGGGGCCGCCGTTGGATGTGGGGGCTGTTGGCTCGGAGCGGCGTGTTTGAGAGTTCATTCCATCCGTCGGGCTCGCAAGTGTACTTCAACGAGGGACGGCGAGTGATCGGATTGGATCTGCTCAAGGAGATCGCGACGCTCTGCCCTACAGACTATGTGACCATGATCGAAGAAGCGAACGCACGACACCAACGACAGGAGCGAACCCATGACCGAACCAGCCACCCCAGCGGCCTCGACCCCCGCCCCGGGGACCCCACCGAATCCGAACCCGAATAGCCCGCCGGCGACCCCTCCAACGCCGCCGGCTGGCAGTACGCCCCCAGCTCCGACGCCGGGCACTCCCGCGCCGCCTGGACCGCCAGCGAACGAACCGCCCAAGCCTGTCGTGCCAGCAACGTACGACCTCAAGGCTCCGGCGAACTCGTCGCTTGACGCCACCGCCATCAGCCGCATTGCGACCACAGCCAAGGCGCTGGGTCTGACGGCTGAGGCGGCAGGCAAGCTGGTCCAGCACGATCACGAACAGATCACGGCCTATGAGTCCTCGCTGTCGCAGGAGTGGGAAACGCAGAAGACCGAATGGCTTGGCACGATCAAGGCAGATGCCGAGATCGGTGGCGCGTCCTTCGTCGAGAACATGGAACTGGCGAAGCGGGCCGCAGAGCGATTCGGAGGCAAAGAGTTCAGGGAAGCGCTGGAATCGACCGGTTACGGCAACCATCCGCTCCTCGTCCGCGCCTTCGTCCGTATCGGCAAGGCGATGGCCGACGACAAGTTCGTGATGAGCGCGACCGGCGCCGGTGCCGGCAAATCCCTGGAAGAGAAGTTCTACGATCACCCCACCTCATAAGTGGGGACCTGACACGACACGAAAGGAGCCGTAAATGGCAACCATAGGCAGTGCTGTCTTGACCCTGGCGGATTGGGCCAAACGGATTGACCCAGATGGCAAAACGCCGGCGATCGTCGAAATGCTGGAGCAGACGAACGAAATTCTCATGGACATGCTGTGGATCGAGGGCAACCTCCCGACGGGACATCGCACCACGGTCCGCACCGGCCTGCCCACGGTGGCGTGGCGCCTGCTCAACAAAGGCGTCGCGAAGTCCAAGAGCACGACCGCACAGATCGACGAGGCGTGCGGGATCATGGAGGCCCGCAGCGAGCTGGACATCAAGATCGCGCAGCTCAACGCCAACACCAGCGGATTTCGCCTCTCCGAATCGAAGGCGTTCGTTGAGGCCATGAATCAGGAGATGGCGCAAACCCTGTTCTACGGCAACAGCGGGTTGGCGCAGGAGGAGTTCACCGGGCTGTCCATTCGGTACTCGTTGTCCACCGCCGGCAATGGGCAGAACGTGCTCAAAGCGGGGGGATCAGGGTCCGTCAATTCCTCCATCTGGCTCATCGCGTGGGGGGATCAGACGGTGACCGGGATCTTCCCCAAGGGCTCGCGGGCCGGTCTGCTGCACGAAGATCTCGGAATCGGGGATGCTTTCGATTCCGACAACAACCGGTTCCGGGCCTACATGGACCGGTGGGAGTGGGACTGCGGGATTGCGCTGCGCGACTGGCGCTATGCCGTGCGGATCTGCAACATCGACATCACCAACCTGACGACCGAGTCGAGCGCGGCAGACCTGATCAAGTTCATGTCCCGCGCGATCGACCGGCTCCCGTCAATGAGCATGGGGCGCCCGGTGTTCTATGTGAACCGCACCGTCGCGTCCTGGATGCGCGTGCAGGCGATCAACAAGAGCTATACGGCGATCGCGGCCCAGCCAGCCCTCAATCAGTTCGGGCAGACGATCTACAGCCTGAGCTTCTTGGGGATTCCGGTACGGCTCTGCGATCAACTGGTGGAGAACGAGGCGACCGTAAGCTGAGGTTATCGTACTCGAAGGGGGTCAGTCAGATCTCTCTGGCATAACGAAAGGAGTGTGACCATGTATATTGATGCACAGAATCTATTCTCCGATGCGCAGGCGGTGACGACCGATGCCGTCGGGACGAACGTGATCGACCTGAGTCAGGACCGGTCCATCGGGACCGGTGAGCCGATGGCGGTGGTCTTTACCGTCGATGTCGCGGCGGATCAGACCACGAACGACGAAGACTACACGTTCGACGTGGAGTACGCGACCGATGCCGCGCAGACCACCGGGCGCCAGCTCATCGGACGGCGGGTGTTTGAGTCGGGCACCCCGACGGCGCCGGCGCAGAATGCCGACCTGCTGGTGGCGGGCTTCCAGTTCGTCATTCCGATTCCCCCGACGGAGCTGTCGGAGAGCGAGCGGTATCTCGGGATTCGCTACGATACCGTGGGCACCACACCGACGATCACCTGTACGGCGATGCTCGTGCCGCTCTCGATGGTGCCGAAGACCGCGAGCTACCCCGATGGGTTCAACATCACGTAACGAATCGTGGGTTGCTTCTGTCCCCTGAGTTCGCTCAGGGGGCAGTCTGAAACGCACGATACGATCATGCGGAGATAAGCCATGAAATTGCGAGCGATTGAGCGCGGCTACGATAATATCAAGTTGCGGGAGCCTGGTGAGGTGTTCGACTGGCCCGACCATCTGCCCCCGCCGAAGTGGACGCAAGATACGAGTCTCCCCTACGATCAAGAGGCGGAGACGGAACGGCAACGAACGGCGACCTTCGCCAAGGGTGATCGGGCGGTCGGCTTGCCGGTTGAGATGCCTGAGCCGACGAGCTTTCACGAAGCGCAAACGCGGCGCGGCCGTCCGCGACGGGAGGCCTGATGCCCAAGGCACTGGAAGAGAAACTGCACCGCGAGGCGGAGAAACAACACATGACGGGCAAGCGCAAGGCGGCCTACATGTACGGGACGATGGCGAAGCTGAAAAAGAAGAAGTAACGTCTACCACCGGACCTGCCGATGGCTTCTGACGTCACCATCTGTAATCTGGCCCTCATGCGGATCGGGGTCTCGCAGCCGATCGCGGACCTATCTGAG